GCCGCGTTCCACCGCCGCGCGCAGCTCGCCCTACGCATCCACGACCTAATCCACGGCTCCAACCTCGCAGCCGCCGGCACAATCGCTACCGTGTGGGGCCCCACGGTCCCCCGGGACCGCTCCAGGAACATCGAGCAAGAGTCCGCCCTCGTCCGCGCCGGCCTCTCGAGCTACACCAGCGCCCTGACCCGGCTCGGCGTGGACAACCCGGAAGCGGAGCTGGCCACCTGGGCCGCCGAGCGCCTGACAGTCACCCACGCCACCCAGCCCCCCGCTGCTCCCTGAGCCTTGCGCCGCCGGCAAGCCCGCCTTGCCATTCGGACAACACCACCATGACCAACGACGACCGGCAAACCCGCCTCCCCCAGCTCCGCCCCTACCAATCCGAACCCGCCTTGGCCATCCTGGACAGCATCACACACCGCGCGGGCCGCACCTTCACCGTGATGATGGCCCGCCAAGCCGGCAAGAACGAGCTCAGCGCCCAACTCGAGCTACTGCTGCTCCTGCTCCACGCCAACCGACCCGGTGCCCAGGGAATCAAGGCCAGCCCCACCTACAAACCCCAAACCATCAACTCCATCCGCCGACTCAGGGAACGCATGGCACAAGCCGGACTCGCCGCCGCCGTCCGCTCCGAACACGGCTACATCCTCGGCCTCGGAGAGGCCCGCTGGCTCTTCTTCAGCGCCCAGCCAGGCGCCAACGTCGTAGGCGCAACGGCCAACCTCCTGCTCGAGGCTGACGAGGCCCAGGACATCGAGCCCGACAAGTGGAACCGCGACTTCAGACCCATGGGCGCCACCGCCAACGCCACCGCCGTCCTGTACGGCACAGCCTGGAGCACAGACACCCTCCTCGAGCAGACCCGCCAGGCGAACCGCGACGCCGAGGCCCGCGACGGCATCCGCCGCAACTTCGAGTACCCCTGGACGGTGGTCGCCGAGCACGTGCCAGACTACGGCCGCTACGTCGAGGGGGAGATCGCCCGCCTGGGTGCCGCCCATCCCCTCATCCGCACCCAGTACGAGCTCCACACCCTCGACCAGGGCGGCCGCCTGCTCTCCGCTAACCAACTCGCCCTGCTCCAGGGCGATCACCCTGCCCTCGACAGCCCGGGCCCGGGCATCACCGCACCCCACGTCGCTGGACTCGACCTCGCCGGCCAAGACGAGCTGGCCGACGACCCCACCGCCAGCACGGCGCCGCGCTCCGAACGAGACAGCACAACCCTCGCCATCGGCTACCTGGCCAGCCCCCGCCCCTTCACCCTCACCCAGGACCTGCCGCAGCTCCGCCTCTGCTACGCCCGCACCTGGCGAGGGATCCCACACGCCCAGCTGCTGCCCGAGCTCGAGGCCCAGCTACGACTCTGGAACGTCCGCCGCGTCGCGGGCGACGCTACCGGCATAGGCTCCGGCCTCGTCGCCACCCTCATCGACCGTCTCGGATCCCGCGTGCAACCCATCGTCTATACCAGGCGCGTCAAGTCCGAGTTGGGCTTCCAGGCCCTCGCTTGGATCAACGCCGGCAGACTCCTGCTCCCCCGATCCGACGACGACCCCTGGCCCGAGACCCGCCGCCAGCTCGCCGCACTCCGCGCCACCTACTACCCCGGGGGCGCCGTCGGCTGGTCCGTCCCGGAAACCGACGGGCATGACGACCTGGCCCACGCCGTCATACTCGCCGTCCACGCCGCCGCCGGACACCGCGACCGCACCGCCCGCGCGCGTTAGCAGCCCGCCCGTGCTACACTCCCCACAAGCACACGCCCAGGAGGCCAACCAGTGGACCCAGCCGAAGCCGAAGCCCGCATCGCTGAACTCACCACCCAGCTCGCCGACGCCACCGCCGCCCACGCCCTCGCCATCGCCACCCACACTGAAGCCCTCGCCGACAGCGCCGCCCAGCTCGACGCCGCGCGCGCCGCCGCCACAGCCGAACGCGACGCCGCCGCCACCATCGCCCGCGCCGACGCCCTGACGGCCGCCGCCGCCCACGACACAGCCGTCCTCACCTACCGCGACTACGTCCGGCAACAGAACCCCCTCGCTCCGCCCGAGCTCATCGACGGCGCCACGGCCGCGGCCGTCACGGCGGCCGCCGTCAGAGCTCAGGCCCTCCTCGCCACCGTCCGCGCCAACCTCACCGCCGAGCTCGCCACTAACGGCCACGTCCCCGCCGGCGCGCCCCCCCGCACCACCCAGGACGCCAGCTCTCTCTCCCCACTCGATCAGATCTCGGCCGGGCTCGCCGCCCGTCGCAACGGCACCTAGACAAGACTAACCGCAGGAGTAGCACATGGCCCTGACCCTCGCCGAATCCGCCAAACTCAGCCAGGACACCCTCGTCCAAGGTGTCGTCCAGACCATCGTCAGCGAGTCCCCCATCCTCTCGAGATTGCCGTTCATGAACATCGTGGGCAACGGGCTCGCCTACAACCGCGAGAGCACCCTGCCGGCGGGCGCGTACTTCGCCGTAGGCGCCACCTGGACCGAGGCCACCCCCACCTTCACCCAGGTGGTTACAGCCCTCAAAATCCTGGGCAAGGACTCCGACGTCGACCAGTTCATCAAGAAGACCAGGAGCAACATCCAAGATATCGAGGCCATCACCCTCCAGGAGACCGCCAAGGGCGTCGCCCGCACCTTCGAAGACTCTTTCCTGTACGGCGTCGCCGCGGGCACGGACGAATTCGACGGGCTGCATACCCTCGTCCCCAGCGGACAAACCATCAACCTGTCGGCCGACGCCACGCCCGACCCCATGACCCTCACCAAGCTCGACGAGATGATCGACCTCGTCAAGCCGGGCAAGCCCGACCTGCTGCTAATGAGCCGCCGCACCCGCCGCGGCCTCTCCAAGTACGCCCGCGCCAGCTCCTCGCCCATCACGTTCGCGCCCGACGACCTGGGCGCCCGCGCCGCGTTCTACGACGGGATCCCGATCGGTGTCTCCGACTACCAGCTCGACACCGAGACCCTCACCGCCGGCGGTGTCTACTCCAGCAAGACCGGCTCGACCGGCTCTACGGTCTGGGCCCTTAAATTCGGCGAGGGACTCCTCGCAGGGCTCCAGGGCACCGACGGGATAGTCGTCGAGCTCATCGGCGCCCTCGAGACCAAGGACGCCCAGAGGCACCGCGTCAAGTGGTACGTATCGCTCGCGCTCTTCAACACCCTCGCGGCCGCCGCCCTGACGGGAGTCGGCACCGCCGACGTGGCCGCGTAACCCCACAAGACTTCCCGCTACCGAGCCACCGGCAGGCAGGGCCCACGGTCGAGCCCTGCCTGCCGGCCTTCCAGCAAGCACCAGCCCGCAGGGAGAGGCTCCCGCAGAGGGGGAACCCCCTTACCCCCTCTGCGGCAGTCGCCCGAGGCCCCGCCCCCCGGACTCACCGCTAACCGCGCGGTGAGTCCGGCCCCCCCCCTTTACGCCTGGCGCCTCATCTCCAAAGCACCAGCCAGCAGGGAGAGGCTCCCGAAGCGGGGGAACCCCCTTACCCCCGCTTCGGAACTCGCCCGCGCGCGCCCGAGGCTACTCGGGACCCGCCACTGCAGCCCCACCCGCCGAACGGCCGCGCTACAATGACCAGGAGCCCAGACATTGCCTACCACCCTCACAACCATCCGAGCCCGGGTCCGCCAGGACCTCAACGACGAGGATTCGGCTAACTACCGCTGGACGGACAACGACCTCGACCGCCACATCGCCCAGGCCGTCCGCGAGCTCAGCATCGAGCTACCACGCCAACGGAAGAGCACCCTGGCCACCGTCAGCGGATCGAGAGATATCAGCGTGGCCACCCTCACCGAACGCCTGTCGATCGAGGCCGTAGAATGGCCCACCGGCAACTACCCCCCTACATACGTCCGCTTCCAAACCTGGATCGACACACTTACCCTGCTCACCGACGCCGCCGGCGACGGCACCAACACGGCCGTCTACTGGCTTTCCCTCCACACCCTCGACGCCACCAGCAGCACCCTCGACGCCTGGGCCGAGGACCTCGTCGCCGTCGGCGCCGAGGCCTACGCCGGCCTCGAATGGGCCAGCTACGCCATCAACCGCGCCAACG